CCTTCGCCTTCCCATATCACCTCATACCAATCTCCTAAATTTGGAACCCATTTTAATCCAGCGTCATGTAATTTAATTGCTAATTCAAGTCTGAGCATTTTTCCCCTCCTTATTTAGTTTAACAATTATTAAAGTTAAATTATATTTAAAATATAATTTTTATGGATTTTTGTTATATTAATTATTTTATTTAAAGGATTTATATTTTATTTCCCTCTAAAATTATTACAAGCTATAATATTATTATATCCTTTCCCAGTTCCGAATTCGACATAATCTGATTTACAAGTAGAAATTTCATTAGAACAAACAATACAAAGATGATCTTTTAAAGTCTTTGTTCTAATTATTGATTCTTCTTCTCCTTTAATAATTTTTAACATAATAACAGGTTGACAACTATAGCTTGATATTTCTTTTGATTTTTTCGCTATGCGATTTAAAAATTCATATTCATCTCTATTCATTTCATATCGGAAATTAGTTGTATCGTCACACCCTATGATTGATATATTTACAATCATCTATTTTTTCTCCTTTTACACTCATAATAAACTTGTGAATCTTTTCTATTACAAGAAATGCAATGCGCGTTCTCTTCATTAAATTTTCCAAATTGTATACAGAATTCATCAACATCTTCCCCTAACCATCTTGCGGCTAGATGGCGATGACAAAATTCAAGAGGTTTTTCATAACATAAAAGAACAATGTCAGAATTTTTACTTAAAGAGGCGAGATGTTCGCGCACGATAACAGGGTTTAATTTTTTTAATACCTCTTGTTGATAATAAAATGTATAAATTTGATCACTTATTTCTCCTGATTTATATTGTTGAAAGAACCAATATTTTGGAGCTAGAGATTTATATTCTTTTCCTTCAAACCAATCTGGTTTTTTCCCCGCAATAGATATTGGAGTAAGAACTAAAGGAATATTTTTTAAATTTCCAAAATAAGAAGTATATATTTTCAACGCGCGAAGGCCTCCTTCTTTTTTATTCTTCTTGTATTTTTGATATAAATCTTACTAAATCAACTTCTGATTTATTAATATAAATAGTTGATCTTTCAAAAATTTTATCACCTTTTGAATTAAAAACACTACCAGAAAGGTCAAAGAAATATGGAGTTTCTTTATTTAATTCATTGATTATCCATGGAAGTTGCGCATTAGTTTCTATTGTTTTATTACTTTTCAAATGAATATGAATCATGGAGGCTTCTTCCTTTTATTTCTTGTAATTTTTCAATTGCTTCAGAGATTTCAATAGATAATAAATTCAAGGTAAAAGCTAAATTTGAATTTTCTGTTTCTTCTGCTAAATTAACAATTGCAGAAGCTCGATATAAAAAATTTTTTAATATTTTTAACTCTTTATTTTGTTTTTTTACTATTGTTTCTAGTTTTACCTTATCTTCTAAGATACTTAATAAAATTTTTAATTTCATTTTATAACCTCTCTATTAAAAAGTAGCATTTTCACATTTATCAATTTCTGCACAAATAACACAATCGCCATATTCTTCGATCAATGCTTGAGCTAATACATCTCTTGTAATTAAAATTAAATCTCCCATTTCTTTACTAATGTTATTCTTATTTGTAATGACTCTTTCTTCGTAAGCTTTCCATATAGCTATAAATTGTCCAAATTTTTTAATAAATCCTTCTGCTATTATAAGTTGTTCTTGTAGATAAATTATAATATCTTCTTCACTTGTTTCAATAATTTTTTCTTTTAGAGGTTGTTCTTTATTAAAAGCTTCTGATATTAACTTTTGTATAGTTTCTTTTTTTACATCTCTATACATTAAATATACTTCCTTTTTTATTTTTTTCAAGATTTTTTTATATAAATATTATAACAAAATTAAACAGAATCGTCCAATAAAATTTGACTTTCTTTAAAAAATATTTTATAATATTTGTAAGGAGTGATACAGTTGAATTTAAAACTAAACTACAAGATTACCGATTTGGAAGAAAGAAAACAAATTGTTAATCAAATTTGCAATGAACATGTAAACGAACTCTCTCCTAGAAATTTAGAAGTTTTAGCTGATTATTTAATTGATATAGCAGAAAAAGAAGAAAAAAAAGCCAAAAAAATTTTAACTCAAAATAGATTATCTACTATTAACAAAAGAGAGACATCTCTCCAAAGATTGACTTCCAAATTTGAGCATGGGGAAGATGGCGTTTACCAATTAATGAATAGAGAAGGAAATAAAAATAAAATATTATCTCCAAGTGTTAAAATTACTAGAAAAGACCTTGTGGAAATACCTTTTCTTCAAGAACTGCGCGAAGGTATTTCTATACTTAGATTAATTCCTGATAAAAATTATATTATTCAACAAGCGATAATTGATTTATCTCAAACACAATATTTAATTAAAAATTCTTATAGAAGACCAATACAATTTACAAAAATTTTACCTCCACAAAGAGTTAATGTAGATTGGGATCATATTTTAGATTTAACAAAAAAAGATCATATTGCTGGATTATTAAAAAATTATTCTCGTTTGAAAACTAAAGTTTATTATGAGTTAGATAATAATTTACATTGGATTTTAATTGATTTAGATAATATTATTAAGCAAGGATTAGAAGTAAAATATCCTATTTTATATGATATTATGATTTGGAAGATTGATGGATTAAATAATTTAGTAATTCAAGAGATGTTATTAGAGAAATATGATAAAACTTATTCAATTGAATACATATCAACTTTATTTAATAATAAAATTCCTAAAATTATAGCAAATGATTTTGAGATTCAACATCTTTTATGGTATTATACTAATATAGAAATAGGAAAATGGAAAAAATGTAACCGCTGTGGACAAATTAAGTTATTACACTCTAAATTTTTTTCAAAGAATAGTAGTAATAAAAATGGTTTTTATAGTATTTGTAAAGATTGCCGTAAAAAAAAGAGGGGTGTTGAATAATTTGTATATTGTAGATACAAATGTTTTAATGTCTTTAGCTTCTTTAAATAATTTTTTAAAAGAATATAAAGATGTTAAAATACCTTATGAAGTTTTGTCTGAATTAGATAATTTAAAAACTGCACCTGGAGAAAAAGGATATCAAGCAAGAAGAGCAATTAAAAATATAGAAGAAAATAAAGAAAAATTTGATTTTATTTATTCTAATATAATTAATAATAATCAAAAAATTGATGATATTATTATTTCTTATTTTCAAATTTACCCTTCTGCTAAATTAATTTCTAATGATCTTAGTATGAAGCTTAAAGCAGGAGCTAGAGGAATTATTGCAATTTCATATAAAGAACCAGTAAATATTAAACATTATATTCACGAAGAATTTATGAGCAATGAAGAATTTTTAGATTTTTTAGAAGATAAAAATAATATTTTTGGTGTTCCAATTGGTCAATTTCTATCTATCCAAGATTATATTACAAATGATATATTAGGAGTATTTAGATATATAGGACATGATACTTGGGACTCTGTACCCTTAAATAAAAAAATAAAAAATTATTTATTTGAAGTTAAACCAAAAGATATTTATCAAAGTTGCGCGATCTATTCTTTATATAAAGATGAATTTACTGTAATTGTTGGACCAGTGGGGACGGGGAAAACTTTACTTTCTTTTGCTTATTGTTTAAAAGAAATAAAAACTAATAATAAAAAAGTTCATATTTTTATTAATCCTGTTAAAACCAGGAACTCAGAAGAATTAGGTTTTTATCCTGGAGATCGGAATGATAAATTATTACAAAATTTTATCGGTGGAATATTAAAAAATAAAATAGGAAGTCAAAATGAAGTATTAAATCTCATTGATGCAGAGTTAATTAATATTTACCCTTTATCTGATATAAGAGGAATTGAAATCCCCGAAGGGGATATTATGTATATTACAGAAGCTCAAAATTTATCAAAAGATTTAATAAAATTAGCAATTCAAAGATGCGCGGAGGGCTCTAAAATTATAATTGAAGGTGACCCCTTTACGCAAGTTGACAAATATTCTTTTGCAAATGAAAATAATGGTTTATTAAGAATTTTAAGTGTTTTTACTGGAGAAAAAGAAAATTATTTTAGTTTTATTTATCTTCCTAATATTTATAGATCTAAAATAGCTTCAAAAGCAGAAGAATTATAGGAGGAGAAATATGTTAGAAGGCAAAGTTAAAGAAGAAATTGTTTGTAAAAAATGCAATAAACCAATGCAGAAAGAGCAAAATTTTTATACTTCTAGACGCACTGATCTTTATCCTGGAGGGTGGGTTGACGAATGTAAAAAATGTTTTACTATGCATTTAAATATTTATGAGCCTTCAAGTTTTTTATCTTTATTAGAAAAAATAGATGTTCCTTATATTAAATCTGAATGGGATACTATTGTTGATAAACATGGGAATAACCCAAAAACTACCTCTACTGCGATTTTTGGTAGATATATTGCTAAAATGAAATTAAAACAATTTGGTAAATATAAGTTTATTGATACTGAAAAGTTTGTTGAAGCAGAAGAAATGAAGCGTTTACAGGAAAAATCAGAAAAATTAGCGCAGATAAATAGATATAGAGATGCATTAGACAATGGAGAAGTTATTGGTAATATCCAAGAGTTGGGTTTAGATTTAAGTGTTTTATCAGAAGATGAAATAAGAGAACTACTAAAAAAACCTGAAGAATTATTTGACCCAAGTGAATATTTATCTTTTGACGATAATTTAACAAAAGAAGATAAACAATATTTATTAACTAAATGGGGTAAAACTTATAGTATTTTAGAATGTATTAAATTAGAAAAATTATATAATGAAATGATGGAATCTTATGATATTAGAACTGCTTCTCATATAGATTATCTATTAAAAATTTGTAGAGTTTCTTTAAAAATTGATCAAGCTTTAGAATGTAATGATATTGATGGTTTCCAAAAAATGACTAAAGTATATGATCTTTTGATGAAATCTGCTAAATTTACTGCGGCTCAGAATAAAGAATTATCAAGTGATTATACTGACTCTGTTGGTATTATTGTTGCTATGTGTGAAGAAAAAGGATTTATTCCTAAATATCATATAGAACGACAAGATGTTGTTGATATTACTTTAAATGATATGAATGGATATTTAAGAAAATTAGTAATGAATGAAATGAATTTAGGAAATATGATTGAAATTTATTTACAAAAAATGCAGCAAGAGGAAAATAGAGAAGAAGGTGTACTTGAAGAAAGCGAAGAAGATGGAATTATTATTATCTCTGAGAAAGAGAATGAAATGTTCTTAAAAGATGAAGATTTTGAAGACTATAATCAACTTATTGAAGAAGAAGAAATATTAGATGAAGAAATGTTGAAAAAAAGTGGTGATTTAATTGACCGTTGATATTTTAAAATATGAATATAGTCCAGAATTAAAAAATATATTATCAGATAATAAATATCGTATGAGTGATGCGCTTTTACAAAATTTAAATATTACTAGAACAAGTAATCAAAAAATTGGTATGTCAGAAGAAAGAATTAAAGAAATCCTGCCTACCTTTGAGAAGTACATTTCTTTTTGGAGAGAATATCCAGATATTTTTATTGATACACTTCTTCCTCCAGATTCCAGTTTTAAATTATTTTTTTATCAAAGAGTATTTCTGCGCGCAGCAATTCGTCATAAATATTGTTATGGAACTTTCCCTCGAGCGTTCTCAAAATCTTTTCTTGCCGTATTAGTTTTAATTATTAGATGTATTTTATATCCTGGAGCTAAATTATTTATTGTATCTGGGACTAAAGAGCAAGGTGCATCAATCGCAAAAGAAAAAATCGAAGAACTTAAAGAATTGATCCCTGCTCTTAAAAATGAAATTAATGAAAGAAAGTCTCTTTATGGTAAGGATTATGTTAGAGTTCAATTTAAAAATGGTTCTAGATTAGATGTTGTTGCAGCTAGAGAGAGTACTCGTGGTGGAAGACGTCATGGAGGTTTAATTGAAGAAGTCATCTTAATAGATGGACAAAGATTAAATGAAATTATTTTACCATTAATGAATGTTTCAAGAAGAACAAAAAATGGTTTTGTAGATGATAAGGAAAGTTTAAATAAGTCACAAGTATATGTAACAACTGCGGGTTATAAAAATAGTTTTAGTTATGATAAATTATTACAATTATTAATTTGGCAAATTGTTAAGCCAGAATCTGCTTTTATTTTTGGAGGAACGTTTCGTATCCCTGTCATGCATAAACTTTTAGATAGAAATTTTGTAAAAGATCTAAAAATGGATGGTACTTTTAATGAAAATTCTTTTTCAAGAGAGTATGAATCTGAATGGTCTGGAAGTGTTGAAGATGCTTTTTTCAAACCAGAATTATTTGATAAACATAGAGTTTTAAAACAACCAGAATATGAGTTTAGTGGTAGAACCACTATTAAAAGCTATTATATTTTATCTGTTGATGTTGGCAGAATAGGATGTCAAAGTTCAATTATGGTATTTAAAGTAGTCCCACAAGTAAAAGGATTAGCTTTTAAGAATTTAGTTAATTCTTATTCTTTTGATGAAGAACATTTTGGACTTCAAGCCATAAAAATAAAAAGATTATATTATAAATATAATCCTCAAGCGATAGTTATAGATGGGAATGGATTAGGGATTGGTTTAATTGATTTTATGGTTGTCCCTTCTGTTGATGAAATTACAGGAGAAGCTTATCCTCCTTTTGGTATCATCAATGATCCAGATAATTTATACAGAAATTTTATTACTTCTGATACTGAGAAAGATGTTGTATATATAATTAAAGCTAATGCAGAAATCAATACAGAGGCTCATACTAATGTATTGAGTCAAATTAGTTCAGGAAAAGTAAAATTTTTAATTGATGAGCGTGCAGCTAAGGCTAAATTTTTATCTACTAAAGTGGGAAATGCAGCTTCTGCAGTACAAAGGGCAAATTACTTGAAACCATTTACTTTAACTTCAATATTAAGAGAAGAAATGTTAAATTTGGTGGAAAAAAGAGAAGGAAAATATTTAGTTTTAGAATCTGTTAATAAAAAAATAAAACGAGATAAATTTTCTTCTTTTGAATATGGTTTATACTATATAAAAATGCTAGAAGATCAAGCAAAAAAGAAAAAACATGGTAGAATAGAAGATTTTATGTTTTATTCTCATGGAGGAAAATAATATGAGCCGTGGGGAAATAAAAATAGAAGAAATTTTAAAAATGAATCAAATAAAATTCGAGAGAGAATATATTTTTCCTGATTTGATAAGTTCTAGTGGAAGGCCTCTTCGGTTTGATTTTGCAGTATTTGATGATGATGGAGAGATTGACTTTTTAATTGAATTTCAAGGGGCGCAACATTATACAAGTGTAAAACATTTTGGAGGACAAGCAAGTCTACATACTCAAAAATATAACGATCAAAAGAAAAGAGAATATTGTTATAAACATAATTATATTTTAATAACAGTTCCATTTTGGGAATATGAAGAATTAAGTTTTGATTATTTATTTAATAAAGCAGAAGACTTGAGATATTAAAATAGGAGGTGAGTTCAATAAGACAACATGGTACATCACGACAAATGACTTCTTTAGATTTTGGAAAATTAGTTAGAGGAATTTCTGTTGCTGATAATGCAGTTCTTGAATTAGATAAATTTAAAAAATCTAAGTATCGTACTACTTATGTAGATAAAGATAGTATTACTCGAGCTTTAGAAGAAGGAGATACAGTTTTTTTAAGAAATTTATCAAATTATTTTTATTCTATTAGCGGTATTTATAGTAGATTTATAGAGTATTTAGCAGGTATTCTTACTTACAGTTGGTACGCTTATCCATATATGCTTAAAGATAAATATAGTTCTAAAAATGTTATTAAAGATATGAATAATATTTTATCTTATCTAGATAATTTATCTATCCCTTCTATTTTTTATGATATTTCTACTACGATTATTCGAGATGGAGTTTTTTATGGCTATATGATAAATAATCCAACTAAAACATTAGGTACAATTTTAGAGTTACCAATTGATTATTGTCGTTCTAGATATAAATATAACGGAATGGATGCTGTTGAATTTAATGTGAAATATTTTGATCAACAATTTCTAGATTCAGAAACAAGGACTCTTGTTTTACAAAATTTTCCAAAAGAGTTTTTAAAAAATTATCAAGCTTATAAAAATGGGATATTAAAAGTTGATAGGATAGATAATGGAGCTTGGTTTTTATGTGATCCTAGTTTATCTATGAAATTTTCTTTTCCAAATGGAGATACTCCATTATTTATTTCTGTAGTTCCTACTATTTTAAATTTAGAGGAAGCAAAAGAACTTGATATGAAGAAAACTTTACAAGAGCTATTAAAGATAATAATTCAAAAAATGCCTCTTGATAAAAATAGTGAATTAGTATTTGATTTAGATGAATCTGCGGCTATGCATAGGAATGCATGTAATATGTTAACTAACGCTGTTAATGTTGATGTTTTAACAACTTTTGCAGAAGTAGATATTTTAGATTTGGATAATTCTACTGTTACTAGCACGAAAGATCCATTATCAAAAGTTGAAAGAGGAATTTTTAATGAAGCAGGAATAAGCCAAATGTTATTTGCTACTGATGGGAATATTGCGTTAGAAAAATCTATTATGAATGATGAAGCTATTATGTTTTATTTATTAAAACTTTATCAAAATAAATTAAACAGTATCATAGATTCTTTATTTAATAAGAGGGGAATATATAAAATTGGGATGCCTCTATTATCTATTTATAATTTAGAGAAAAAACAAAAAATGTATAAAGAGATGGCCAGCGCAGGATACTCTAAATTAATGCCAGCGATTGCATCTGGTATAACTCAAACAGAATTTTTATCTTTAAATGAATATGAAAATGAAATATTAAATTTAAATGAAAAAATGATTCCTCTTCAAATTAGCTCTACTCAGAGTTCAACAGGAGCTGGTGCTAGTGAGAAAAAAGTTGGCGCACCTCCTAAACCAGATGATGAAAAGACAGAAAAAACTATAAAAAATAAAGAAAGTCAAGTATAAGGGGTGATTAAATAATGCCAACAAGGGAAATACCAACTAATATAGATTTTGAAATTATCAATATTACACCTATAAATGATTATATTTCTAGTTGCGAAATTAAAGTTTTTTATCATGGAAAAAATCGTAATGGAAGTTATATTTCAAAAGCTGTAGGGAATGTAATTGCTAATTCTTTACCCAGAACTCCAATTGTTGCTTTTTATAATGAAGAAATAAATGATTATGAGGATCATGGTCAAGAAATTATTATTAATAGAAATGGGATAAAATTTATTTCTAAAACTGTACCTTATGGAGCAGTTTCTGAAACTTCTCCGATAGTTTGGAAAAAATTTTTGAATAATAAGGGAGAAACAAAAGAATATTTAGTATGTAAAGGGTATTTATGGACTGGAAGATATCCTCATTTAAATATGGTTTTAGAAAATAGTAAAAGTCAATCAATGGAATTTTTTCCAGAAAGTATTTCTGGAGACTGGGCAAAATTTGATAATGAGGAACAAGAATTTTTCATATTTAATGAAGCTAGTATCTCTGCTTTGTGTATTTTAGGAGATGATGTTGAGCCTTGTTTTGAAGGAGCTTCTATAGGGAAACCTGAAATACTTTATTCTTTGAAAAAAGATGAATTTACTCAAGAATTTAATAATTTTATATTAGAGCTAAATAAAGTTCTTAAAAATAACCCAGAAGGAGGTAATATAGTGGAGGATAAAAACTTAGAATTTGAAAATAAAGAGGAAGAAACATCAAAAGAATTTGAAAATAAAGAATCTGAAAATAAAGAATTTGAAAATAAAGAATCTGAAAATAAAGAATTTGAAAATAAAGAATCTGAAAATAAAGAATTTGAAAATA